TCGCGGTCGCGATCTTCCGGGTTGAAGCTGTCGCCAGAGATGCCCTGCTGGGCGTTCTTCTCGCGCTGCACACTGTCCAGATCAATCGGCTTGGGATCGGACAAATCAATGTCGCGATAGACACCGAGGATCTGCAAGCGCTTTACCGTCGATGGGCGCAATTTGGTGCGGTGCGTTACACGTTTTGCATTGCGCAAATCAGTGGCGCTGTTGCTGACGATCAAGTCATCCGCATCCACACTCTCGCTCACTGGACGATTCCGCAGCGGGCAAAAATAGACTTTCTTGAAGCTTGTCCCACCAAAACCCAGCATGAGCAGCATGCGATCCGTGTCAGGGTAATACTCGCTCGCAACCGCTGTAAGGTAGTGGTTCATATCTTTCTCAAGGGCGTTGCCCAATTGATCTTGCTCAAGGGTAGACGCCACCGAATCGTTGCGGATCTTAACCGGGCCATCGGTAGGCAGCATTTCGCTGCGGGCGTTTGCTTGGAACCGCAGCACTGCTTCAAGCAGCAGCGGGTGGCGGATGCGGGACATGCCTTCCACCGGAGCGCCGTCAGCCGATCCCTGCAAACCGGGGATCTCGATCTTTAGGCCCAGCAGCTTAATGCCCTGTGCGCGATCCTCAATCCACTCACGGCGACTTTCAATGTCATCGCCAACGCCGCGCATCAATTCTTCGGAAATGCGTGTCAGTTCGCCGCCGTCAATGTCATCAACGAGGTTGCGGAACCAATCCTTAGCGCGCTCGGCTTCAGTCTCTTCGCTGCCGATGCCTTTGCCGTTAAGGGAGATCGAGATCGACCCATCGGGATGCTCAATACGGAGGATGTTGCCCTTGTCGTCCCTGTCAACCGCAGGCGCGTCATCATCGACAATGACCTGAACATCATCGTCATTAGACGCGATGTTGGGCATCTCCGGGGCTAACTGGCGGATGTTGGGCACAAGCCCCGGCGTCATAGGCATTGGTTATCCCTTTGAAATCTCTTGGCTTTCCATCTCCGCGACGAAACGCCGAATGCCTTCTTGCGCGGCTATTGTATCCGATTGGGCCATAATTTCATAGTGACGAACGAAGTCATAGGGGTCTTGACCCCATACCTCGACCCGGAAGTTTCCTATGGTCTTTGGTGTGTTAGGCTTGATGACTTCGACTGTGGCGCTTGCTAGTACCTGTGCCATTTTAATCCCCGTTTAAGGGGTTCACTATAGCATAGTTTTGGTGGGCTGGGCGAGGGCTCCAGCATCTTGGGTGCCTGTTGCGCGACAGGGCCTCACCGGTCTTTCCGGCCACCGCAGTTCAAATACCATAGAGCGAAGGCGGTGGCGAACCTGTGTGGTACATTTGGCTATCAAGATCGGCTGCAAATTCAACATTGCGAGTTAACAACCCAATCTCGCGCAGATGACGCAGCGCCATGCTGACCGTATCGACCAGATCGTCATGCTTGCCCTTGGGGAACGTGCTGACTTGCGTGATTACCTGATCAGCCCATGTCCTATCAGGTGCATAGATCAGGCCCTCCGCAAATAGATGCTGCACCGAGTACAGCCGCGAAAGCTTGTCTTGGCTCTTCGGGTCTACAAGTTGAACAGAAAAATCCTCGTGGGCAAACAATCGGCGGATTTCTTGCGCCACACTAATTCCAGCGGCCTTATTCTCAATGAGTATTTTATCAATCTTGTACTCTTTCATGGTCTCCGAAACTTTAAGAACCAATTCATGAAGCTCCAAACGCTCTTGCCACGCAAACATCATCATGACCCTCGGCTGCTCTTCAGCCGCTATTCGCCTGATGACCGAGACCGTTTCCTCATCGCGCCCAATGACCCGGTTAGCCATTGCATTGCGGGAATAGCTGTCTGAAAACACGCCAAACACTGTCATGGCCGAGTAATCATTCTCGGTCTTCGTCGTGTACGCCGTATCCAGCGAAGCCATCACATAATCCAGCGGGGGAAACTTCTCGCGCTCCCAAAGCTGCCACCACTCCCGCTTAATGACGCCGCCACCGGCTGGCTCAGGCCGTTGCTGAAGCTGCCCAGCGGACTTGTAAGGCCCCATCTCGCGTTCAAGGCTCTTGACCTCTGGCTCACCAAAACGCTCAGGCCACAGAAGCTCTCCAGCCTCAACACGAGGGTCTTTCCAGCCGATCACCGTATGGAACGAACGTTCCGGCTCATACCGCATCGGCAGGCATAGGTGCGTCCACTCCCCGTGATCCTTGCCCAAAATATGCCCGGTCAGATCTTCTTCACCAAGGCGCTGTTGAATCACAACGAACGCGCCCGTCTTCGCATTGTTCAACCGGGTTGAGAGCGCGCCATCCCACCATTCGATGGTGCTGGCGATAGTAGCCTCCGAGAAGGCCTCCTGCGCGGCGTTAGGGTCATCGACAACAATAATGTTGCCGCCTTCACCCGTCAGCGATGAGCCCACCGAGGTAGACAGCCGGGAACCACCTTGATTGTTGTCAAAACGGGTCTTCGTATTCTGATCGGACATAAGTTGGAACCGATCACCCCATATTCTTTGATACCAAGGGCTCTCAATCAAGCGGCGGCACTTTGTTGAATCACGCAGGGACAAGCTTTGAGCATAGGACGCATGCAGGAACTGAACGCCGGGCCCGCTGGTGTCGCTCTTATGCCTCTGCGCCCATGTAAACGCAGGGAACGCTACGGAGGTCAGGGACGACTTTGCGCAGCGCGGAGGTATGTTGATGATGAGCCGCTTGATGTCGCCGTCTACGACCGCCTGAAGGTGTTCAGCAACCGCCTCAATGGGCCAGCCGTGGGCAAACGGAGCAGGATCAATGTACTTCCACCCATTCATCAGAAACGCATAAAGCGAATCCTCATACTCGGCTCGGTCTAGATCCCGCAATTGCTCATCGATGGAAATCGTTTTGCCGTCAAGTTGAAGGATTTTCATTTGCTTGCCTTGGCCCAGCATTTAACCGGCAACCGTGTGAACGTGAGATACTTTTTGCCGGTGTCGGCATCGCGCCAGCAATCGAGATAGGCTCGCACCGAGTGCGTGGTGCGGCGGGTGAATATTACATCGCCGTCAGCTTCCTCGTAGGCATAGCCGTTCGCGTCGTCTAGCTCCGGGCGACGGAGCCATCCGTAGCGATAGTGCCAGCCGCTGGAGACATAGGTGTCGTCTGTCATGCTGTTATCGTACCACATTTGACAACCCGCCCAAAATCCAGATCGTGGTGAAGTTCCCAAAAATAACCTTCGGGCGGTTGGAAGCCATAGGCATGGACGACCATGCCCGGAATCCACATGCCCATCATCATGCGGGCCTTCCAGCGGCGTCTAGAGGTTCGTTTGAGGATCATCTTCAACTTCCAGTGCTTGACGAGCGATAGCCCGCATGGCCTTTGATACGTTGCAACAATCCCAATCCGTGGACAGTTCCCGCAGCGCCGCCTCCAGCCTTTCGATGCGGTCGGCGGCGGCCTCTAGCATTTCATACGTTTCAGTTCTGAAGGCTTTTTCGCGCAGGCGCTTCACAAGATTAGTCATCTTTCCCCTCCAGTGCTTTGCGGGCGAACATTTTTAATGCTTCAGCGTTTGGCGGTGCTGGCACCTCACAATGCACGATGATATCCCGCAGCGCCGCCTCCAGTTTCGCGATGCGGTCGGCGCGCTCTCCAAGCACTGTGTTGTAACGCGCCAGCCAGTCTTGCCATTGCGGGAACGTCAGTTCACCGACTGCTGGTAATTTAAGATCGTAACCCATGTCGTCGCTCACAGCCCTTCCCCCTCTTCAAAATCCAACTCAACCTTGATGCAGGCGATGCGGTCGCACCGATATTGATCCGCCAATTCTCTCGACAGATGAAGAGCGGGCTTGCTGTCGCCATATACATTTACCCACACCGTCCGCTTGTGGCGGGGGCGGACTTCGATGAGATCATAGGGATGCTCTTCGCACAACATGATGCGACCTGCGCCGGTCCATGTCCTATGCTCCCAACCTTCTTTATCAAGCATTCCTCCATGAATTTTTCCGTTAGCCCCATCCGTCGCATAGATGCGGACTTCACGGCCATCTCTGGTTTTGTAGACCTTATTTTTGTCAATCATCACTCATCCCCCTTGTTAGGCTTCCAATCTGGAAGATTCAGCTCATCTCTTACAATTCCCGTAATGTAGCCAATTACCCACCATCGTCTTCCATTGTCCTGTTCAGCCATTAGATGCCATCTGTCACCATATGGGCCAATACTGAATTGATGGAAATTGTCATCGCCACCCCACCGTTTTACAAAATCAATGTTAAGCAACTCCTCAAGAGTTTCGAAGTTTTTCGTCGCCGGATCGAATCCAGACACGAAGTTTGGTATATGTTGTTTGATCGTTCCCATCACTCATCCCCCTTTGAAGATGTCACGCAGCGTCTGCCACATCATGTAAGTGAAAAGAATCACTGTTCCGCCTATCATGAACAGCGCCCAGATGATGAAGATCAGTTGGCCCAGCGTCTTAAGGTAATCCATCTTTCTTCTCCATCCCAACAAGCGTTCTGGCAAAGTCTAAGCTTTTATTCACATATGGTTCACCGGCTGCTTTGGCTAATGTTTCATTCACTTCTTCATTTCGGATCATAAACTTTAAAACATTTTCCAATTCTTTAACGCGAGACTTTAATTTTTCATTATCCTCTAACAAGCTCAGTACAATTTGTTCGTAGCGAATCATAATTTCAGATTGTTCCATCTTTCTTCTCCATCAGTTGCTTTAGCTTTGCTTTGTTCTCATCATCCAGATAGTAGCCCAGCCCGCGCCGGGTGCAGACTTCGATGCCATGCTCCCGCAGCTTCTTCTTCAACTTGTGCAGCGCCACCTTCACCCGGTGGCGGGCATAGTCATCGCCTTCGCCACGGTTGATGTGGCCGCTCCTAGAGCAGATCGCATCGAGGTAAGCGTAGGTGGCGAGGCGCTTGCTGTAGATGCCTAGCAGCAAGGCTGAATGCTGATAGGAGAACAGATGCAGGAACGGGTTGTTCACCGGCACGAGGTCTTCGCGAAGCTGGCGCAGTTCTTCCTCAAGCTTGCCAATGTACCTCGTCAATGAGGCGATGTGGATGTCAGCGGAGGTTGTCATTTCCGGGCTCCCCGCCAGATGTCATCGACCATCTTCCCGATCTGGTCACGCACTGCGGCATCGGTAATGTGGGCCAGCGCCAATGCCTCAACTGCCCGTAGCGTGGTCTCCATCTCGTCCAGCAGCTTTTCTGAAGCCATATACTGCTCATACCAGCGCTGTTCCTGCGCTTCCCAATAGTGGGCCATCTTCATTTGCCGCCCGCCTTCTTTTTAGCTGCAATGAGCGCATTGACCTTGCTGACAATGCCCTTGGGCTTGTTCTTGCTGCCAACAGGGCGACCGCGCTTTGAAGCGGGTTTAATGGGGCCACGGCCATGTTCTGCCCTAAGCTTGTTGATATACTCGTGCAACGGCCCAACCTCGACCACAGGCTCCCCGAGGGGCTTAGAAGACGGCATAAGATCTGACCGCGAGAGGATCGTAGCGGCTCTCCGGTCTATCATCGCCGCGAGCCAATCATTGACGGTTCCTTGCGTCAGTGCGGGCAACGGCGGGAACGTCTTAGCCTTGCTGGCGCGCTTAGCCTTGCGAGCCTCACTCTTGCGATCATTCTCCGCGATGAGGCGGTCAATCTCGGCCTGCTGCGCTTGACGGTCAGCTTTCCACTTCTCTTCCATCAGTTCGCGTGTGGTCTTCGGCTTAGGGATTACACCTTTGTCAGCCAAGTGCTTGTAAGGGTCGTAGCCCTTCGTGATATCAACCCAGCCATCGGCGCGAATCCCGCTTTCACCGAGGACACCGCTAAGGATGTTCGCATACAGGCTCGCCTCTGAGACAAGCTCCTTATAGGAGCCCGAAGCATCGAGGCTGCACACGGTGTTCGCAAGGTTGGCGATCATCTCTTGGCATCGCTTCAAGGCACCGAGAGCATCATCAAGCTTCCGCTTAGGAACTGTGGTTTTGTAGGCTATGTCGAGAGCCGCTTCGAGTTCGGATATCAAGTATGCGGGGACGTATTGGGTCATGTGTTGCTCCTAATTGAACAACCCCAATGTAAACCATTTGATTGACAGTTCAATGGTTAATCACAAGTTAATAACCAATTTATGTTGGCAGATACGGCGGGCGATTGAAGGTGGTGTTCTTCTCGGCGCGCACATCCTGATTCCGCCAGCACCAGATTTCGCCATCCTGCTGAAAGCAAGTCCAGATCAGATCATGCTCTGGGCCGTAATCGATTAGGATGTGAGCCATAGCCTTGCCCTTCGGTGTCACCACAGGCAGCGGCGGGTTGAGTTGCAGCATTGTGCTGTTCACGTCATTCTCCATCGTCATAAGTAGTTATGCAATCTTCTAACTTTGGTGGCTTGGGCAGCGTCGTCCAATGCGAGTAGAACTCGGCGATGTTCACAAGCTCCCCGTTCCTGACGTAGTGCATGTGAAAGTCTCGGTTGCCGTCGATGATCCCGAGCGCCTGCCTTAGCAGCACAACGTCACAGACCCACTCATAATCTGAGCCATCCTTTTCATCGCTGTAGTCGTAGTAGTAGCCAGCGAGGACATGGGTGCCGTCTTTCGGAGCGGTGTCGATAGGTTTCCATCTACTCATTTGCATCCCCCTCTGGTTGGGCCTGCGCAGCCAGCAGGATGGCTCTTAGGGCGTCCCGCTGCTCAGGGTCGAGCGAGGCGCTGTCGATGATCGTATGCTGCTGCATCTGGATCGGAGCGCCATCCTTGCCGGTGACTTCCGTCTTCGTCCTTGGACCATACACGCGAGACGCGATGCGCTCTGCGTTCCACTGTTCGAATCCCAACTCGATCTTGAACCAAGTCGGATCTTCCTTGGCCTTCTTAGCATCCTTGATGGACAGGCGAAGGTCAGATAGCCGTTTCTCCATCATGGCTTCACGCGCGCGTGTACATAATGTGTCAAATTCTGGATACTGATCCTTCCACCGATAAATCTGCCCACGGTTTAGCTCAAGATACTTGCAAGCCTCAACCATATCCATGCCTGCGACTAGGCACTCGTAGATCTTCTCCGAGATCTCCGGGCCATACTCGTGCTTTGCTGGGCGACCAACGCGACGTTTGATCGCTTCAACAACCTCCGGTGTTTTGCTTGCCTTCTTGATGATCTTACTCTGTCTCGGCATCTGGAGCCTCGTTCCCTATGACATCCCATCCCATACGCCCGATGCGCGCGAACATCTCTAACTTGGGAGTTGTCGGGTATAATGTCGAGATCATGTCCGCGAAGAATGCTGGCTTTTCGCTGTGACGGCCAAGTGGGAGTTCGATGACTGATGGGGGTTGTGTGCCCATTGACGGGGCGGGAACTTTGCCCTTAGTGCCGATCAGGAGCATCTCGTGCTTGTTGCGCGTCCAATATCCGGTGCCGATGCGATCCTTGATCCAGACGATGTGCGACTTGTACTCAAAGCCCCATGTGTCGAGGAGGTCGAGCGCTTCGGGGAGCATTGGGACTGTGGCCCACATGAACATGACGCAGTCGTCAGCCGCAGGCACATCCAACGACATCATGTCGAACATGGACATCGTGGGGTAGTGGTTGTCGGCGGATCGATCCATGCCGTTCTCGCTGAACGTCTCGTACTTCCACGGCGGGTCTGCATAGATGACCCCGTAAAGGCTCGTGTTGGCGGATAGGGATTGGCCGATTGTCTTTCCGGCAAGCTGCTGCTCCTTCTCTTGCCGGGCAATCTTCTTGATGGCCTGCTCTGGCTTCGGATCAGCCATGACTTGCGCTTGCTGCTTATGGTCAAGCTCTGCAATTTTAGCTGCTACAGAGACAGCGATCTCTCCAGCCTCGACAGCCTCAACAAGCTCTCGTGTTCCTTGCTTCAGAACCTTCTTGGCTTTTTTGACGGTGAAGTCGCTGACGTTCATACGCTTGGCTGCTTCAGCATTGCTAACCGCCGTGGGTGGGAGATTTCTACCACCCCCCATAAATTGGTTATCGCCAAGCTTCAGGTTAGCTATGCGGGCCGAGATCATTCCACGCTGGGAATCATCCAAATGCCTACGACTTAGGTTTAGGGCTATGACATACCCAAGGGCGTCTTCACCCTCGTATTCCTCAAATCTGGGCTCAATGCCGAGGTTGATGCAAGCCTTGTATCTGTGCCTACCGTCAAGGATCTTGCCCTCATGCAG